TTCAATTAAGTGTAGTATATAATAGAGCTGAAGCTCCGGCTTTAGCAACTTATGCTATACCAAGTTCAGGAGGAACAGTTGTAGGGACAGCTTCATTTAGTAGGAGTAGATTTGAATTTGGGGGTTCAGATAGAGTTTTATATCAAGTAATTTTAGATTCTAATAATAATTATACTATGGGTTCAACTGAAACAGTTTTTAAAGATATTAAAGACCCAGCTTCATTATATGGTGGTCTATCAGCAAGTTTAGCTAGCGGAGAATGGAGGTGGTTTATATCTTTTTATCAAAATTTACCTACAACTATTACTGGGTCTCTTAGTCAGGAAGTAAGTAGCTCTTTTATACCCCCTATTGAAATAACATCTGCTGAAGCTACATTTATGCCTAGTGTCGCTTATTTTAATTTATCTAAAGAATATAATTGGAGTTCATTAGATGGTATAGATGTGGGTGGGGCGGGTAATTATGGAGCTTTAATTTGGCCCTCCCCTATAAATTCATATCGTTTAATCGTTTCAGGAAGTGATAGTACCAGTTTTAGTGGGATACAAAACGGTGCCTTTACAACTCAATTCCCTAGCCAACCTATTCAAGAAAATTTCCAAACCATAACTAAAACTTATGGTTCAAATAAAACATAATAAAATCAAAAACACACATATTTATAATCAAACCAAACAATTTATTAAACAATGGGATATTTAAATAATTCAGTAGTAACAGTAGATGCTATATTAACCGATGTAGGCCGAGAACTATTAGCTAGAGGAGATGGCTCTTTTAGAATTACTCAATTTGCTTTATCAGATGATGAAATAGATTATACTTTATATAATCCTACTAATCCTTCGGGTTCTGCTTTTTATGGACAGGCTATTGAAAATATGCCTTTACTTGAAGCCTTTCCTTTGGTAACTCAAGAAATGAAATATGTGTTAACTACTTTGCCTAGAGGGACAGCTAAAATGCCTGTATTAAATCTAGGATATTCTAGTATAACCCTAAAACAAGGTGCTTCGTTAGCTATTACCCCACAAACTTTAAATTATTTAGGAAATAATACAGTATTTGAAGCTTCAGGGTATACTGCTACAATATCAGATGTTAGAACAATGAGTGTGTTTAATGGGGTTGGTATTAATACACCAAACGCTACTGCTTTAAATTCTACAACTACCCTTGGAACAAACGTATCTAAGACTGTTATAGGAACTACTATTAATATGACAGCAACAACTGTAAATACATTATTTGGTTCTAATACTCAACTACAAGCCACTTTAACAGTAGTAGGTAGAGATTCAGGAGCCCGCATCACTATTCCCATAATTGTAACTAAAACCTCAGCTTAATATATATGTCATTTAAAAGATTTACCCCGGAAGATTTTTTAATCTCAGCAGAATCAGTAACTGCTCCTTGTTGGACGAATAATACCTATAATTTAACTACATTTTTTACTAGCTCAGCCCAAGAAGATAGTTTACAGGGGGATTATGTATTAGCAGTATATAATACTGCTTCTAATATTACTAATACTGCGGTTCAATTTTATATTGGATACGCTAATAAATTAGGTTCAGGATCGGTAGCTTACAATTCAGGAATACCACAATATTCTCCTTCAAGCACATTATACGGCCAATATAGAAATCTAGTTCTTGAAGACGAAACTGCTAATTTCTTATTTGGAGCAGTTACCCAATCTGATTTCTTTGTTTTATCTGTAGAAAGAGCTAATTATAAACAGTCCCTATTTCCTGGTTCTTTAAATTTAAGAATTCAAAGTGGAAGTACTGCAAATTATCTGTCTATAACAGATAACAGTAATAATGTTACTACAGTTCCCTATATTAATGGGATGAGAGTATATCAGTTAGTATCAGGATCTAACGGCCGATCTGTTTCTACTTTAACGGGAGGATCAACAGTTGCTGGTCAAACTATATCTGGTTCTTATGGGTGGTTCTTACCTGATATTGGAACTATACTATTAAATGCTCAAGCTTTAGCTTTGCCTTTTAATAGTGGGGGTGTTGCTTTAAGTTATAGTGGTTCTTTTGGAACCCAAACTAATGTTACTAATGGATATAACAATACTCGTTTATTTACCCAAATTTCAGGGGGTGCTAGTTTTCAGCTAAATTCTCAAGAAAATATTACTTCAGATTTTGTGTTTGTAAGACCACAAAACGCTGAGTTTAATTATACAACTAATCCTTCATTTATAAGTGGTTCAACTGGAGATGTATTATATCCTAGTTTCATAAATAATCCACAAACATATATTACAACTGTAGGGTTATATAACGATGCTAATGAGTTATTAGCGGTAGCTAAATTATCAAGACCTTTAGTTAAAGACTTTACTAAAGAAGCATTAATTCGAGTTAAGTTAGATTTCTAATGAATGGGGCCATACAAACAATTTTTAGCATCAGATATAATTGTAACTCCGTTTACAGTTAATAAAAGTTTTTCTTTCCCATACAGCCAATTTGCAACTGGGTCTGATGGGCAATTAGTAGGCATTGATAGATTTATAGGACAAAGTGGAAGTTGGGATTTCTCAAATCTTAATAATAACCCAACTACAGGCACACTATCTACCCAGTACCAGGTTTTAGTATATAATTCTATAAAACAATTATATTATTCTAATTTTTTAACATCAAATACAGGAGATATTGTATTTCAACCTGATGTAATTATAGGGAGTAATCCAAGTGGAGATGTTTTAGTAGGTGAGGTTAATAGCCCCATATACGATAATTTTTTACAAAGTACTTTAGTACCTAATAGAAATTGGCCCACAGGATCTATAGGAGTTATTTCGGTTCCTTCTAAAATATATGGAGAATATATACAACCCTATTCCTTTATCTATACTTTTGTATCATCTAGTACCACATATACTATAACAGACGATGGGGAAGGAAATTTAATATCAGGTAGTTCAAATATAAATGTAGGTAATATTATATATACTCATGGTTTAGCTATTATTACAAACCAATCATTATCTTCAGGATCAATTGCTACAACTAATGTTACTTGTTCTTTTTCTTCATCTTATACTATATATGAAACTCAGTATAAGTGTACTATAAGAGAAAGTGAATTTAATGCCACTTTAAACCCATCTGCCCAATTAACCGGATCAATTACTTTTTATAGTAGTAGCCAATTTTATGAACCAGGATTTGGGGGCCAATTATCAAATAATGTAACAGGTTCTTATTTTACCCCTTACGTTACAACAGTAGGACTATACGATGAAGATCAAAACCTATTAGCAATAGGGAAACTCGCTCAACCTCTCCCAACCTCAGCAACAACAGATACAACAATATTAGTAAACATAGATAGATAAATGTGGTTATACAACAATAAAGTTATAGAAACATTAGACGATTTTCCTACCGGTATTTACGGGTTTATATACATAACTACTCATATACCAAGCGGAATGTCATATATTGGTAAAAAAGTGTTATTTCACAATATAAAACGTAAACTAACACGAAAAGAACTCGCCGAACACCAAGGTGCAGGACGTAAACCAACCCACCAGGTAGTTCAAAAAGAGAGCGACTGGAAGACGTATCACGGTTCCGCTAAACCTATTTTAGAAATGCTAAAAGAAGGGAAACACAGTGAATTTAAACGCGAGATACTAGAACTGGTATATAGCAAGAAGTTATTAACATACTACGAGTGCAAGTACTTATTTAAGTATGGTGTGTTGGAAAGTCCTGAAGGATGGTTTAATGATAATGTCTTGGGAAAATTTTATAGAAAAGACTTTGCATCTTGATTTTTTTTCATATATTTATAACAAACAAAAATTGCCAAAATGAAAGACATAATCAGAATGAATCAATTAGCCGGCCTTATCACAGAAGGCCAAGCCAGAAAAATGATGCAAGTGTTAAATGAAAATATAGGATCAACAGATTCTGTAAGACTTTTCGATTTCCCCCAAAACATTAATGATGTTGATTCTTATGAAGAAATGGGATTTAAAGTTGAAATCGACGACGAAACTAATGAAACTTATTATGCCAGTTTGTCATTTAAAGGACACGATTGGATGGCTGTTCTTTCAATATTAGATGATTGTGAAAACTATAATTTACGTCCTAATTTAGAATATGGTGGAAAAGTTTATAGTTTTGATAAAGCATATGAATTAGTAGATTCTAAAGCCGCTGGTGAAAATATTTAAATTATATATTTATAACAAATAAAAATTAATAAAATGAAAGACATTATAAGAATGAACCAATTGGCTGGTATTATTACCGAAGGCCAAGCCAGAAAGATGATGGAAATATTAAACGAAGAAGTAAAACTACCACAAGTAGGTGATGAATTTTCATTCCCTGAAGAAAACGATAATAAAATCCAAGTTACTAAAGTAGATGACCAGTATGTTTACGCTAGATCAAAAACAAAAGATAATAAAGAATACACGTTTGGCCTAACTTCATGGGAAGATAAAATTACAAAAGGTAAAATAAAAAAATAAAATTATAAAAAATATTTAAAATTAAGCTTGGGAAACCAAGCTTTCTTTTTTATATTACCAGTTATGGTAAATAATCTAGCTATATCCCTAGTTAATTCAGTATTAGGACAAGGTAAACCTACAGCCCGTGGCAACTACGCTTATACTTGTCCTTTCTGTAAACACCATAAACCCAAGCTTGAAATAGGTTTTGATGAAAATTCATCGCACTATCAAAAATGGCACTGTTGGGTTTGTGATAAACGCGGCTCCAAAATATTAAGCTTATTTAAATCTATTGAAGCCCCCCAAGAAAAAATATTAGAACTTAAATCTTTATTAGGTAGTGGTTTTAGAATTACTACCACAGAAACTAAAGCTGAAGCTAAACTACCAGCCGAATTTAAGCCTTTAATTGAGATAACTGAAAAGAATATTATAGGAAGACATGCTTTGCATTATTTAAAAAAACGAGGTATTACTAAACACGATATACTTAAATATAATATAGGATATTGTGAGGGGGGAATATACGATAAAATGATTATAATACCTTCGTATAATGAAGAAGGTAAATTAAATTATTTTGTAGCTCGTAATTTTAATTCAAATTCCATAACTAAATATAAGAACCCCCCACTTAGTAAAAATATCATACCATTTGAAATATTTATAAATTGGTCATCTCCTCTTATACTGTGTGAGGGGCCATTTGATGCTTTAGCTATAAAACGAAACGCTATACCTTTATTAGGAAAACACATACAAGAAAGTTTAATGAAAAAAATAGTTACATCAACTGTAAAACAAATATACATAGCTTTGGATAACGATGCTATGAAAGATGCTTTACGATTTGCTGAATTATTGCTTAATGAAGGTAAAGAAGTATATTTGGTTGATTTAGAAGACAAAGACCCAAGTGAGATGGGTTTTACCAAATTTACTTCACTTATTCAAACCACCCAGCCATTAACCCAATATAATTTAATGGCTAAAAAACTCCAATTAATATGATTATAAAACATTCTTACAACAGAATATTAGAAATATCGGATGACCATAAGCAAATTACAATGCCCGATTCTCGTTATTACAGACGTAACGGCGAATACTATCCGTCTATCACCTATGTACTACAATATTATCCAAAAGGAAAACACTTTGAAAATTGGCTAAAACAAGTAGGCTACGCTTCAGAATATATAGTTAAAAAAGCCTCTGAAGATGGCACACAAGTACACGAACTAGTGGAAAAATATTTAAATGGGGAAGAACTTAGTTTTTTAAATAAACATGGAGACCCCCAATACAATCCCGAAATATGGCAAATGTTTTTGCGATTTACAGAATTTTGGGAAACATATAATCCAAAACTTATAGAAACCGAAGTTCATTTATTTTCAGATGAGATTAAAGTAGCAGGTACTTGCGATTTAATTTGTGAAATAGACGGTAAACTATGGTTATTAGACGTTAAAACATCAAACCATATGCAACTTACTTATGAACTGCAAACCGCAGTTTACGGAAAATGCTATGAAGAATGTTTTGGCAAAACTATAGATAACTACGGAATACTGTGGTTAAAATCCTCAAAACGCAGATTTAATAAA